GTCACGGCGGAAGCGAGGTTGCCGTTCTCAAAAAGCTTGATGAGTTCGGGCTGGTATTCTGGACTGAAAAGACCGATGTACACCACACACTCGACTGCGGCAAGGAACGCGGAACGCGTGCCGTCAAACTTTGAGAAGTCGGTCTCAAAAAGTGCGACGAGGCGCCGACACAGCTGATGGATCATGGTGGCGAACGCTACGGGTCCGCGGCCAAACGCATAGTTGTGGAATTTCTTCATGTGGCGCCCGACTGCAGACATAAAGCGTCCGAAGGCGAGAGTGTGTGTTGGGGGTACAGTTGAGATGTTGCGGGGCGCGCTGCTGAGACCGGCAAGTGCCTCGCCCTTCTGAAAGGCGCGGACAAAGGGGCCTGCCGGCTTGACTAGATCAAAGAACGTCTCCACCGCTGTCCGTGCCTGCACCTGAGTCGGACGATTCTGCTGGGTAGCAATTTCGTCGATGGTGATGGGCACGAGATTGGTGACGGACGTACTCTCCATCATGCGCGCGAACTCGGCAGCAAGGCGTGTGTAGATGGGCGGAGGCTCGACGTCGTTGGACACCTGGGTGACGCGGTGGTCAATCCCGGCGTAATCGTTCGAGTCCACCAGCGCGGCCACGGAGCCACCGTCAGCGAAAGGGCGCATGTAGTAATGGCCACATTCGCGGTATTCGGTGAAGTCCGTGTCGGCATCTACGGCTGCGAAGTTCGGGTTCGGGTACTCCTCGTCCGAGTCGTCTTCTGACGGCTGGGTAACCGCGATGGGCATGGGCCGGTCGTACCGTGACCAGACCTTGCCACCGCGGCTTAGGTACTGTGTGAGAACCACCCACATGGGTCCTACAATTCGATGATCGTCCAACTCAGCAAGACCGGTGAGGACAGCTCCGGTGTTGTGAGCTCTGGCCATGTCGTAGCGTATGACGCAGGATAGTCCCAAACTGGCGGAAACCAGGTAGGATTCGTCCTGTCCAGCAAATGCGATGCTGTAGCATAGCGCCGAGTCCTGCGCGTCCAGTACTGTGGGTGTCAACATCGCGATCAACGCGGTGGGGGCGCCTTTCCCGTCGGAGGACGGGATGACGAGCGCCGGCTCAAATGGCACCGGACACGAGTACTGGGAAGCGAGGCAGGAGGCCAAGAGGCGTGGCACACGGGCCACTGGGACTGCGATGACGAACTCACGTGGGTCATAACCCGCGGCGCGGGCAGAGGACCGCGCCCCAACCGGTTGAACAACCAGCTC